ATGGCCACAAAATACCAAACCGAACTGGCTCTAAAAGCGTTGCTCACTGAACTGCATCGCACAGGCCAAGACCTATACACGTTCGTTGACGAAGCGATTTTGCAAATGCATAAAGAAAAACTATTCGTAAAAGAAGATACGATTAGAGAAAGAGGTGGGGCGGAGGACGCACTCTTTGCATGTGTTGAGGCGCTTGCTGGAAGTCGACCTTACGTGAAACCCGGAGACATCGAAGATTTCTAATCTTCGCTAAACCCATCTACTTAGCCGTAAATGGGTTTTTTGTTGCCTGGAATTTAAAACATTAAAAATCAACAACATATGTAAAACATCAATCACCAACGGCGACGAAATGGCGACAGAGTCATTGTGTTTGGTTGAGGAGAATAAGCAGCCTCCTCGACCGAATGAGTCCATTCGACAAAGCGTGAGAGTGGGCAACATGACATAATGCCTGTAGGATAGTTACTCACGATCCAGCAATTTCAGATGCGCTAAATAGCCTCAACAGTTCGGAGACATCTGCACCTGGACGTGTTGTTCGAGCAAAGGCGTATCCGTAAAAAGGAATCTCATTTTTAAAAATTCCAACTTCGGTTAGTAGTGTTGCAACAGCATTCATTTGAGTTCCAGAGGTAACTATATCATCTAAAATTATTACAGCCGTTCCATCATTTTTTTTGATTTTCTTATAAGTACCTAATGTCTCCAGATGGGGCCTAACCTCTCTCCTTCCATTTGACATATGAGCTGGAGGCGTTGGCAAAAAGCGTTCAACGATGTAAAAATGTTCAAGAATAAAGTTTATCTCACCCTTTTTCCGCGCAAAATAAGCATACTTTGACCACCATTCAGCCAAAATTAGCATCGGAAATGATTTATTACATTCCATCGGAACTGAGGGTGGTGTAGGAACCAAATATATTTTCCCAGTTAGCTTCTCTTTTTTCGCCCATTTTACAAACTCCTGGAATGATACCCACATCAATGCTTTAAAAGCTTTTCCATATCCGATTGTTTTATTTCGATTGTAAAATGCAACTCTTTCACTATTTTCTATTTGGCTTTGAGTTAATTCTTTTGCAACTTTAATTGATCTCTTTACTTCAAACCAAACTTTTTTTCGTTCTTCTACGTCATCCCAGTCATCTGAATTTGGCCAATATTCAAAGGCATGCCCTATATTTTCTGATGGTATTGTTGTTAAATCGCATTCATCAGGATCGACGGTATCATAATTTCTTTTAAAATCATGTTGCTGGAAAACCAACTGTCCATTTAGATAGTCATCAACAGCAGATTTCAATTCATCCAGATTTGTACATATAGCACTTGGCTTTGTCCAGCGATTATAATATTCACAGGATTTTTTGCTCAATCGTCCAAGCAAGATAGAGGGGAAAGCTCTTAAATGAGCAAAATATATATCTTTGGGACTATCACCAACCACCAAAATATCTTGATATGAAGTAAAGATAATATTATCATCAACTGTAGGTTTATGTTGACTACAATAAATATTGTCTCGACTTACTTTGACACCACCTTTATCAAGAATAGCAAAACAATAAGCCGAGGGAGAGTCAGAGAATATAAAGACAGCAATCCCACTATTTATCAGTTTATTGATGTATTCCACAACGCCCTGATGCCTTTCTCGCACTTCAATCTCATCGCGTTCAATAAGACCAGGAATGGTTTCTCGTCCAATTTCGGTTCGGAGGTATGGTTTAAATTCTTCTGTAGCAAAGATTGTATCATCTAAGTCAAAGATTATAGCTCTTGAATTCATGGTAAATTCCCTTTATCTATCCTTAACAACTTTAATCGAGTTTTTATACTTATGAACCCACTGATATTCTGGTTCATGAATATTATTTTCTAACGCATAAACAGTTTTGTTTTGTTCAACACATGTTCTTATCGCATATTGAGTTCCACTTTTATCTCCAGCTCTTGCTACCACAACACCTTCTCTTGAAAGGCTAACTGTTGTGAGATTTCTGTTCGCAAAATATGAGCCTTGAGAAAGTATACCAACCGGATATTCACTCAAAACGAGATGATCTTTCGCAATCAATTCTTGAAGGTTTTTGTTTTCAGCTGGATAGGCAATATTGATAGGGTTACCTAAAACCGCTATCGTTTTTGCTCCAAGTTTTATTGCTGTTTGATGGCCAAGCGTATCCGAACCTTTTGCAAGTCCGCTGACAATAACCTGAAAACCGGCGTTTACAAGCCGTTCCAAGGCATTTAAACCTTGCGTAATATGTTCAGGATTATCAAGATTCCTTGTACCAACAAAAGAAATGCTTCGAGGTAATTTCAAAATATTAATATCACCTCGATAATACAAAACAGGTGGAGCACCATAAATATCTTGAAGCAAATCTGGATAATTATCGTCTAAACAATTAATCACTCCAAAATTTACTTTCAAATTTGAAAATATCTTATCAAGCTTAGAAACTATATCCGAATCGGGTGGTATCATTGAAAAGTGATAATCATATAGCTTTTGTATACTCCCAAAATTTAATAATAAACTTTTTAACTCGGCATTGGATTTTTTGGAACCTACTCCTATTTTTTTGGCTAGAATCAATGCTGCGTGTTGCCAAGCTTCACTTTGTGCAACAGTAAGTGTAAGAGAGCTATCCATGTTTGTTCCTATCAGTCACACGTTGTCTTTCCTCCACATTATAAGATAATGAATCAATTTGAAATCCAGTTTGTTTATACATTTCAGTTTCCGGTAGCTCTTCAAAGCCATACGGAGCTGCGAGAAGGGGGTTTCTAAAAACGCTTCACAGAGGCTAAAAAATATAAAAGACAATAATATCAACACCTTAAACCCATGACATTGATACCAAACACTATAGTAAACTGAAAAACACTGAAATTCTTTTCAATGTTTTCAGTTTCGGTTTTCCGCAAAGCCGCCAGCACTGGCACGGTCTGACGGTCTGGTTTGAAGAAAAATAAAACTGAAAAATTTTTATGATCCAAAAACCGCAGGCGGGTGCGGTGTAGTGCGATTTTTGTCTGCGAAAGATTTTTTTTGCCATGCTGTGACGCGCCAGCGCCCTGCTGAGGATACGATCTACTTTAAGGATGGCGCTGACTGCCTGAAAGGCTGGAACACGCCAGAGCGCTACTGATTGCGCGTGGCAAAGTCTGTTTGTGAGGATAGAGAAGAGACGCCCTGCGGGGGATGAAGGGCATAAAAAAACCCGCTTGCGCGGGCTCAGGTCTTAAACGGCTTATTTGCCAATCACCGGGGAGTATTTGCCGTTCAGCGTGTCCGCTTTAGCTCCGGTGCTCCGGATGGCTCCCGCGTTGGTTGGTGCTCCTGTATTGCTGTGCGTGTGGTCGGCCGTTTGATCTGCCAGCTCTTTTACCACGTCCAGCGTGTCCAGCATCAGCTGTGCCACGTTGATGGTGCCAGAGCCAATCCACACTACCGGGGCAATAATCTGCTGCTGAACGGCCGCCACGCTTTTACGTATCAGCCCAATTTTCTCAATCAGGTCTTTACCCGTGGCGACTGTCTTGCTCCCGGCTATGTCCGTTTCATCATTGCCGCCGATACTCGCAACGCGGTTATTCACTGCCTGGCTGTAATCACCCGTACATACCTGCTGAATGGCTCCGGCCATCAGTGTGGACGTGCCCAGCACCGTAACTGTATCCGTGGCCTTAATGGTAGTTTCCCGGCTGACCAGCTCCCGCTGTTCAGTATCGGCCTTAACCATCCGCGCCATAGATGTTTCACTGATAGTCTGGTCTGTCTGCCTCACCCAGTCGCCCGCCTGGGTGACGCGCTGCGACACTTCCGCACGCTGCTGTTGCAGCTGCTCACCAGGCTGGATATCCGGTAAGCTGGTTCCCTCCGGCACGGTCTGCCGCACAAAGGGCTTATCCGGCCTTCCGCCAGTAAAAGCAATTTCAACCAGCGTCCCTTCAGGGGGAAACTGGAACATCCCGGAATCGTTACCCGCCATAGGAACCGGCAGAGGCACAGCTGAGTAAACAGGCGTGTCTTTATCCGGATTGCCGTCCGCGTCTAACAGCTGCACATCAACCGCATAACGAGGACGGAACGGATCGGAGAAATTGCCGCTTTTCACCGCTTCAACGGGATTCATGACGCGGGCGAATTTTGGTAAGTGCATCCCGGAAGCCAGCTCCGGATAATGGCTTTCAATCTGGCGCTGCACGGGCGTTTTCTGGAGAGCCTGACCCGTTGAGCGGTTGCGCGGTGTCCATGTCACAGACATCGTGTCATTTTGCAGGTGGACTTTTGTCACCCTCTCCCCGTTCAGATCCACGCCGGGGCGCAGGCTCTGCACCAGGGGAAGCGTCATGGAGTTCCCGCCAGCCGCCCCCTGGTTAAATTCATGGGGGATCTCAATCGGGCGATCAGCAAACAGGGCTTTTTCCGCGCCGCCTACATATACCCCGCCGTCCGGCAGCTGGTACCAGACGTAATCCGTAACGCCAAAAGCTTTACCCAGATTATCCAGCAACTGATAACCCGTACCGCTATGGGTGAAGTGTGGGATCGGACGGTCTGAATACTCTGCATCCGGTACACTGATTGTCAGCCCGCTATGCTCCGTCAACCAGCTGGCTACATCGCGCAGCGTAGGATGCTGGAATGAGCATGGCCACAGACGTTCAAACACACCGACCAGCTCACGAACAAACAACCGCTGGAAACCATTTTCAGCAGGTTGCGAGCGCTCCACATACCCGGTGAACCAGCGCAACACCAGATCGGTATTCTGCGCAACGACGTGTGTGATATCAGCCTGAACCTGCAGCTGACGGAGCGCGTGCTGGTCAGCACCGACGGCGGTATCTCAACGGTTGAGGTAGAGCCGGAACCCGACGAGCCAGAAGAAATGTGGACGGTGAAACGTGGATGATCTGCACAAAGTGGATGAGTGGCTGGCAGCCCTGCTGGCAAATCTGGAGCCTGCTGCCCGTCAGCGCATGATGCGCGAACTGGCGCAGGAGCTGCGCCGCAATCAACAGCAGAATATCAGGCTGCAGCGCAACCCTGACGGCAGCGGATACGAGCCGCGAAAGGTCACGGCCCGGACTAAAAAGGGGCGCATCAAGCGGCAGATGTTCTCGAAACTGCGCACGGCGAAATACCTGAAAACTGCAGCCAGCGCGGACTCAGCCAGCGTGCAGTTTGAGGGGAAGGTTCAGCGTATTGCGCGGGTGCATCATTACGGCTTAAGGGAGCGTGTAAGTCTCAAGGGACCGCTTGTACGTTTTTCTGAACGTCGTTTATTAGGTATTAATGAAGAGGTTTACCAATTAACAAAAGACGCCATTTTTGTGCGCTTAAAAAATTAGTGTTACAACCCTCTATTTTCACCTATATAGCACGTTCCGAAACTTTAAATCTGCAAAGTATTTATTTTTTCTCGATAATGATTAAAATCGTTATGTGCCTCTGTAAAGTTTGATTCAAATGAGTTCATTAAGTTTGAATACAATGACTCATAAGATAATGATATATTTTTTCCGCTCTTTTCTGCCATGGTGCTAACCAATCTATGTATGGCTGAAAACAGAAAGTGTCCTCTGATCCATCGACTGTAATCAATCTGTTGGGGGAGTGCTGCATCTATTTCTTCTAGATTGATTGCGCCTAGTTTGACAAGTGTAGATTCACTATATGATTTTATTTTATGCTCGCAGATTGCATTTGATTTTTTGGATTTCATAAATCTATCAGCGTTATCGCCAATGACCGGAATGCCTTTGTTGTAAATGAAGTTATAGATGTCTAACTTGATTAACGGTTCCATTTTTGAATAAAAATCGTCCCGCCATGAAATGATATTTATTTCACTCATTGTTTTTTGAGATAACTTCCCTAAGGTTTTAATTGCTTTGTACACCCCATTTTCATTAATGAATGTATTTTCAATTGAGTGGCCAGGTGTTTTAATTATTCTTCGGTCGAGCATTTGATTACTGAAAGTAGTAAAGTCCGCATCACAAGCAATTATTATGTTGAGATCTTCGTTTATAATTCGCTCAATATATTTTTTTAATTCCTCACACCCGCCAACATCCTGAATTTCGACTTTGAGATCGCTTACTTTATCAAAAACTGTTTCCCAGAAACAGATATCATCCGGGCCCTCAACATAGACCATGACCTCTGCTTGGTAAAATAAATTCATGATATTTTCTGCATCTGCAGAATAATGGAAATCAACCATGGACCAACTTCTCCATGTCAAAAATTGCATCTCTATACTTTGATGCTACTTCGGGTGAATGTGTTGCGGCAATTATTTGAGCGTTAGGGTTAAGTCGCTTGATCGCGGGAATTATTTTTCTTTGCCATGCAATATGCAATGAAAGCTCAGGTTCATCCGTGAGATAAATGAAGGGTTTGTTTTGCTGAAGTAGTGTTTCAATAAAGAGGATTAAAAGTTGCTTTTCTCCAGATGATAAGTTCTTGTGACTGATTGGTCCATGACCATTTTGCAAAATTAACTCGCCGGAGATGAAAGAGAATTTTTTGTCCGTAATGAATTCATGCAAGGTATCAGTAAAAAGATTTATTGGAGCAAAGATTCCTTTTATTTCTTCTTCTGATTTTAATGACATTTTAATTATTCGTTGTGTTTTTCTTAAAGCTTCGAATGATCTATAGTCGACATTAATTACTTCATTGTTATTTTTTTCGGCTAGCTTTATTTCATTAACGGTTTGATCAATGGCCTCAACATGAAAATTTATTTTTCTTCTTACGTCACTGTCAAATGCTCCAAGTTGGGAGTATGCGGTCGTTAAACTTCTACGTTCCGATTCTTTGTCAAAGTTCAAATTAAAAGATTCATCGACGATATCTTCCTTGCTATACAAAATGGAGGCTAGAACTTCCTTTTGTAGGTTGGCTGAAACATCGCGTGCTCTTTGCGATAATGACAATTGATATTTAGTAAGATTCGACAATAGTTGGTCTAACCTAAAATCAATAGGGTTGATGAATTTTGAACCATAATTATCTCGAACTTCTAGATCTTCACCACTTCTTAATCTATAAACAGAAAGAGATGCTAATGATACTAATTTATCAAGTTCAATTTTTAGGTTTTCTGCATCCTCCTGATATTTTCTTCTTATATAGAGAGGGATTCGTCTGTCATCAATCGCTCTTATGACGAATTTTTTGCGAGAAAGAGTATATTCAAATGTCGGCAGGGGTTTGTCTGGATCAAATTTTCTAACTATTTTTATAGTTTTGTTTTTATTTCCGTCTTTAACTTTTATTGTGACATTGTCAAAGCTATTTTCACCAATTGATTCCAGTTCTAAGGCTAAAACTGAATGCAATATGTTCATGAATGTCGTTTTGCCAGTTCCATTACGACCAATGATTATGTTTACATCTTCATTAAATGAACATGAAGCACTTAATCTTCCCCAAAAACCTTCAATTTTAACACTGGCTAGTCTAAACATAATGTTCCTTCATAGGTTGGTTAGGTTGGTCTCTTTGTATCATAACTGGCACAAAACTAAAGAGTTTTGAAACTCATTTTTTGGCTTGATGATTGTGAGATGAATGCACAACTCACAGAAATCATGCGCCTTATCACCAACCTGATCCGCACCGGCACCGTGACCGAAGTGGACCGGGAAAACTGGCTGTGCCGGGTGAAGGTAGGCGAGCTTGAAACCAACTGGATTAACTGGCTGACCCTGCGCGCAGGCGGTGCCCGTACATGGTGGTGTCCGTCACCGGATGAGCAGGTGGTGGTCCTGAGTATGGGCGGCAATCTGGAAACCGCTTTTGCCTTACCTGCGATCTATTCAAACCAGTTCGCGCCGCCGTCGGACTCCGTGGACGGATGCGTAACGGAATACCCGGACGGCGGCTGGTTTGAGTATGAACCCGCCACCGGGCGCTGGCACGTCCGAGGCATCAAATCCATGGTGATCGAGGCGGCAGATAACATAACCCTGAAAACGGGGGAGTTTGTGGTGGAAGCAAGCAACACGCGCATAAACAGCGAGGTGGTGATCAATGGTGGCGTCACCCAGGGCGGCGGTGCCATGAGTTCTAACGGGATCGTAGTCGATAAACACGGTCATACCGGCGTTAAGTCCGGCGGAGATACATCTGGAGGTCCTGTATGACGCTGTATATCGGTATGAATCAGGACAATGGCAAAGCCATTTCTGATGCGGATCATTTGCGGCAGTCGGTCAGGGATATTCTGCTGACTCCCCAGGGAAGCCGTATAGCCCGCCGGGAATATGGTTCCCTGCTGTCAGCATTGATTGACCAGCCCCAGAACCCGGCGCTGCGCCTGCAGATTATGGCGGCTGTTTACGTATCGCTGAGTCGCTGGGAGCCTCGGCTTACGCTGGATTCCATCACCATCAACAGCAGCTTTGACGGCTCCATGGTGGTTGAGCTAACCGGGAAGCGCAATAACGGCGCGCCTGTTTCTCTTTCGGTATCAACAGGAGCAGACAATGGCAGTCATTGACCTTTCCCAGCTCCCCGCGCCGCAAATCGTTGACGTGCCAGATTTTGAATCCCTGCTGGCTGAGCGTAAGGCCGCCTTTGTGGCTCTGTATCCGGCAGATGAACAGGACGCGGTGCGGCGCACGCTTGAGCTGGAATCTGAACCCATCACCAAACAACTGCAGGAAAACACGTACCGGGAAATCCTGCTGCGCCAGCGTATCAACGAGGCGGCGCAGGCGGTCATGGTGGCTTATGCCATGGGCGGCGATCTCGATCAGATGGCGGCCAACTACAACGTGAAGCGGCTGACGGTTACACCTGCCGATAACGACGCGGTGCCGCCGGTCGCAGCGGTAATGGAAAGTGACGAGGCGCTGCGCCTGCGTGTTCCAGCTGCATTTGAGGGGCTGTCCGTTGCGGGACCAACGGCGGCTTATGAGTTTCACGCTAAAAGCACGGACGGGCGAGTCGCTGACGCCAGCGCAACCAGCCCGGCACCGGCGGAGGTGGTGCTTACCGTACTGAGCCGTGAGGGCGACGGAACGGCAGCGGCGGACCTGCTGGCGGTGGTTGAACAGGCGCTTAACAGTGAGAACGTGAGGCCGGTTGCTGACCGTCTGACGGTGCGCAGCGCTGAAATTATTCCGTACAGCGTGGATGCAACGATCTTTCTTTACCCGGGGCCAGAAGCTGAGCCGGTGATGGAGGCGGCAAAGGCCAGCCTGCAGAAATATATCGCCAGCCAGACGAGGCTGGGGCGCGATATTCGCCGCAGTGCTATTTATGCCGCGCTGCACGTTGAGGGTGTGCAGCGTGTTGAGCTGGCCTCGCCGCTCGCTGATGTGGTGCTGGATAAGACACAAGCCGCTTCATGTACGGAATGGAGCGTAACAAACGGGGGAACGGATGAATAGTCTGCTTCCTCCGGGTTCATCGCCGCTTGAGCGCCGTCTTGCTCAGACCTGCAGCGGCATTTCCGATCTGCAGGTGCCACTGCGGGATTTATGGAACCCGGCAACATGCCCGGTCAAGTTTCTGCCGTATCTGGCGTGGGCCTTTTCGGTTGATCGCTGGGACGAAGGATGGGCGGAGAGCGTGAAGCGCCGCGTGGTGCAGGATGCGTTCTATATCCATCAGCACAAGGGCACAACCAGCGCTGTGCGGCGTGTGGTGGAGCCGTTCGGCTTTCTGATCCGCATCATTGAATGGTGGCAGACCGGTGAGGCGCCGGGCACGTTTCGCCTGGATATTGGGGTGCAGGACCAGGGCATAACAGAGGAAACCTATCTGGAGCTGGAGCGCCTGATTGGTGACGCCAAACCCTGCAGTCGGCATTTGATAGGCATGTCCATAAATCTGCAGACGAGCGGGCCATGTTTTGTGGGGGCTGCCACTTATAGCGGCGAAGAAATCACGATTTACCCGTATATCAACGAAACCATCATTTCCGGTGGTTCTGCCTACGAGGGCGGCGCCGTCCATGTTATTGACACAATGAGAGTGAATCCATGAGCGCAAAATTTTATACCCTGCTGACGGATATCGGCGCGGCGAAACTGGCAAATGCCGCCGCGCTCGGTGTTCCGCTGAAAATTACACAGATGGCGGTGGGTGATGGCGGCGGCGTGCTGCCAACGCCAAACGCACAACAGACAAAGCTGGTCGGTGAAAAACGCCGTGCAGCTCTGAATATGCTGTATATCGATCCGCAGAACAGCAGCCAGGTGATCGCTGAGCAGGTGATACCCGAAACAGAGGGCGGTTGGTGGATTCGTGAAGTTGGGCTGTTTGATGAAACCGGGGCGCTGATTGCTGTCGGAAACTGCCCGGAGAGCTACAAGCCGCAGCTGGCAGAGGGCAGCGGCCGCACGCAGACAGTGCGCATGGTGTTAATTACCAACAGCACCGATAACATTACGCTGAAAATTGATCCTTCCGTGGTGCTCGCTACCCGTAAATACGTGGATAATAAGGTACTGGAGCTTAAGGTGTATGTGGATGAGCTGATGGCGGCACATCTTGCGGCAGCTGATCCGCATTCACAATATGCACTTAAAGCCAGCCCGACGTTCACCGGAACCCCAAAAGCCCCGACGGCGGCAGCTGGTAACAATTCCACTCAGCTTGCCAATACTGCTTTTGTGCAGGCCACTATGGCTAATGCCCTAGCGAACAAGCAGCCTCTGGATGACACACTGACAGCCTTGTCAGGAAAATCTATTGCGGCCATTCTCGAATACCTCGGTTTAGGGGAAGGTTCTGCATTGCCTGTCGGTATACCCATTCCATGGCCTTCTGCTACACCTCCAGCGGGGTGGCTCAAATGCAATGGCGCTACGTTTATTGCTGATCTATATCCTACGCTTGCGCTTGCCTATCCTGCCCTTAAATTGCCAGATTTGCGCGGTGAGTTTATACGTGGTTGGGATGATGGGCGTGGGGTAGATGTTGGCAGGGGAATGCTATCAGCTCAGCTTGATGCTCTACAGAAAATGACAGGTACTGCAAGCAATGGAGCTGCGACAGGCTTTATAAATAACAGCACTTCTATTGTTACTGGTGTATTTAAGCGAGGGGTAACAACGTATGGAAATACAACCGCACAGGATCCAAATTACCAAGGGGTAGATTTATTATTCGACACATCTCTGGTTGCCCGATCATCAACTGAAACCAGACCCCGTAACGTTGCATTCAATTACATTGTGAGGGCTGCGTAATGGCTCAGGCTATTTTGAACAAAGATAAAGTTGCCAGTTCGGCAGGTAATGTTACGGTATATAACTACGATGGCGAGACGCGAGAATATATTTCTTCTGCGGTCGAGTATTTGGCTGTTGGGGTTGGTATTCCGGCTAACTCATGCATTGATCTGCCTTTCGAAAATAAAGAAGGCTTTGCAATTTGTCGAACTAAGGACTTTTCTGGATGGGAGTATCTTGCTGATCATCGCGGTGAAACTGTTTACAGTATCGAAACAGGTGAGGCTTTGGTAATTACGGCGCCAGGCGATTACCCAAGAGGGACCACTACGCTGCCACCTTTTACTCCATTTGATAAATGGAATGGTAGTGAATGGCTCACGGATAGCGCTGCGAAGCATTCGTCAGAGGTGTTAGCCGCAGAACAGCAGAAAGCTGCCTTATTGAATGAAGCCAGGGCAGAGATAAGCATTTGGCAGACTGAATTACAGCTAGGAATTATAAGCGATCAAGATAAAGTCAACTTGATAAAATGGCTAAACTACATTAAAGAGTTGCAGGCGGTAGACCCAACTGTCGTACCAGATATAGACTGGCCTGAGAAGCCTCAAGATTAAAAAGAAAATCAAACCCGGTAAGTTGGAAGTAGAACAAATTACCGGGTTTTTAATGTTCATTTTGCTAGATTCTCACCCTTGCAAATTAGTGAAACTGCTTTATCAAAAATGGTTGTTAACAGTCCATTGATTGCTCTCAATGAAAGCATGTAACAGACTATGCAACATGCTAGTATTTGTGTTGCTAATAATATACTTTGCGGGGTGTTGTTTAGTAAGAATGCAGAAAGCTCTCTGATGAACAATCCATGCACTAGATATATAGATAAACTATACCCGCCAAGGCGTGATAAAAATGATAGTGATGGATGTAGATAAAATATCGATGCTATCAATGAAGCAACACCTAAATAGCTCAAGAGCCTGTAGCCTAAAAAGTGATAATTGTTAAGTTCTAAGGAATTAAAACCACTAGAGCCATACAAAAAAGGAATTGGGGCGTTTTTGGCAACGAATGCAAGGCATGCGAAGGCGCTTATAAGAGTAATGAACGTAATGCGCGTGGATGGTTTTTTAATATGCAGTGAATGCTTGAATGCTAAACAGCCCATGATATAGAAAGGTAGGAAAGTAAATGTGCGCATCGCAGAAAATGATAAACCATTGAAGTTTAAATATTGGAAAAGCAAAGAGATTGCAATCGCAATGATAAGAGGGTGCTGAGTTGATAAAATAAATGGGGAAATTATTTTCCAGAATAATAAGCTAAGCAAATACCACATTAACCAATATGGTGCTGCAAGATAAAAATATCCAGAGAAGTTTCCATTTTTTAAGAGGTTTACAACTTCATAAAGTACATTGAATATTACCAAAGGGAGAATTACACCATTGATTAACTTTTCAATATTTATATCCTTGCTGCCCTTCGATAAAAAACCGGAAATAAATGCAAACAGAGGCATGTGAAAAGTATATATAAAGCTATATATATACTTGAAATATTCGTTGTTTAAATTTGACTCCAGCATATGACCAAAAACAACTAAAAAAATCAACATACCCTTAATGGTATCAATCGATTGTCTATCTTGAGAGGTAAGGAGCATATTCAATTACCAAAAAAACCATCCAGACTATAACATATCATTATTACTCAATTAGTTGCTACTAATGCTTGATTAAGGAGCAAGGGCGAGTATCAGCGAAGCTGAAAAGGCGTGCATATCAATTATATCCTTTTTGTCCGTACAAGAGCTGGAAGCTCATCTTCTGCCGACTGACAAACTTCATATACTCGCGGGCGTATTGTGTGATTTAGGGAACAATGCCGCGTAGCTGTCTGCGCGGCCTATTCACTTCACCATAGGGCGAAACCTAAACACCGGAGGGTTCGCCGTATGGCTCAGGATTATCATCACGGTGTGCGCGTCGTTGAGATCAACGATGGCACCCGCACTATTTCAACAGTAAGCACGGCAATTGTCGGTATGGTCTGTACCGGCGATGATGCAGATGCGTCCGTGTTCCCTCTCAATAAGCCGGTCCTGCTTACCGACGTGCTGACGGCCAGCGGTAAAGCAGGGGAGTCCGGCACGCTTGCCCGTTCGCTGGATGCAATTGCCGACCAGGCTAAACCAGTGACCGTCGTTGTGCGTGTTGCGCAGGGTGAAACAGAAGCGGAGACAACCTCCAACATTATCGGCGGCGTGACAGCTGACGGTAAAAAAACGGGCATGAAAGCGCTGTTAGCGGAAGTTCATGCCCTTCCAGTAAATCACCTTCAGCACGCGGAATTTTTCAACGGCGAACATCGGCGGGGCGACAATCACGAAACACGACAAATCGCCGCTTCGTGCCGGGTCAAAGCCGCCCCAGACTGGCCTGTCTCCAAACGGCCGTTTTGCATCCGGGTTATGATCCTGCCAGGTGTCCACCTCCACGCCGCACGCTTCCAGGTCGGAAAAGCTGAAAACGGAATCTTTGCTGTCCACGAACACGCACATATAAAGCATGTCGAATGTGGCGGTGTTGTAGCGGTTTCGCAGCTTCTCGATGTTGGCCAGGTTGAAGCCGCCCGCAATGGCATCCTCCATCGTGATGATGTAGCGCCACTGGCCATCCGGGCAGAGCCGGCCGCCGTTCCGCATTTCATCAAACAGCGGAAATTTAATGGCCGCGCGTTTCTTGCTGCCCTGTTTCCACTCTTCACCCGTCCAGAACGGGTACGCCTGGTGTGTTTTGGCCGATGGCGTGGAAAAGTAGGTGGTACGCCATTTGTCATGGGTGGCCATCGCGCTGGCCACCTCGTTCAGTTTTGCGAAGTTGGGAACCCAGAAATATTCATCACAGTAAAGATGGCCACTGTATGACTGGGCGGTGTTTTTGTTGGTAGACAGGAATCGCAGCTCTGCGCCGTTGCTTAAGCGGATCGGGTTCCCGGTCAGCGTGATACCAAAATACTGCTCCGCAATGTTGACGATGTAAGACCGGAACACTTCCGCCTGGGCTTTAGACGCGGACAGGAAGATTTGTGGATCGCCCGTCATTACCGCATTTTCGAACGCCTCAAACGCAAAGTACCAGGTTGCACCGATCTGGCGGCTTTTCAGGATGTTCCTGACCAGCTGGCCGATGTTGCGGCGCAGGTGTTTCTGATATTCGAAAAGATGCTCATCCGCCCAGGTGTCAAAATCATCCTGAGTCAGTGACGAAATATCGTTTTTCTTGTACATGCGTTTGCTGCGGGGTTCGTCCTCGCTTTCCCCTCGTGCAGCTGCTTGCCGTTCCCCCTGGCTGCTGGCCAGCTTTTCTTTATGCTTATTGCTCTGGGCACGCAGCTTTGTGGCGTGCGCAATAAGCAAATCCATTTCTTTTAAATCCAGATCCGTTTTATTGTCACGCCCGGCTAACAGCTGGTAACGGCGTTCAATTGCCTCCTCTGTGCTTTCGAAACTGAGCAGGTCAGCCCATTTATATTTTTCCGCCCAGTAGTAAACGATCCGCGCATTCGGCAGATTTAATTCTGATGCAATTTCTTTTGGCGTGTAGCGGCGCAGGTAAAGAGCGCGGACAACGCCTTTTAATTCGTCTGAGTATTTAGCCATAGATTTAATTATGCCGTGGTGCTGATGAAAAAACGGCGGGGTTAATTCGGGGCTGTTCGGTAATGGCTTATAACCGAACTGTTCAGAATAAAGCGTAATGCAGGGATGTGTTTAATTAGCAATAATCAAATCCACAGCAAGGGAAACAGTTAATCGACAGAGGGGGAAATATGTGTCGCATTTAAAAACTGGCTGGCTGTGTGTTGCTACTGAAGGCGATACGGTTGATGGACGTGTGCTGGAACGGCAATGGATTATCGACATGGGGGAAACCTATGACCCAAACCATTACGCAGCCTTACTATGGCCAGAACACGAGCGCTACGCCGGAAACTTTGGAGAAGTGCTGGAAGCGATGTGGCAAGACGGTGATGACGGGCTGGCGCGGCTGTATGTCAGCCTGTGCCCGAATAAGCGCCTGATTTATGCAAACGACGAAGGCCAGTTGCTTTATTTCTCTGTAGAGCCGGAGCTGAACTGGCGCGGAGGGGATCGTACATATCTGAAGGGGCTGGCTGTTACTGACAACCCGGCAAGTGTAGGAACTACACGGCTGCGCTTTAGTCGGCGCAAATTAAACAAACAGGGATATTACAGTTGTGTGATTTCCCGAAACGGTAAAATTACACAGGAAGGAAATATGAAAGGCTGGCAAAAATATTTTGGCTTGAAACCAAAGTTTGAAGAGCAAGACCCGCAGGATAACCCGCCAGCGGATGATGATAAATTACAGGCACTGGCCAGTGCGGTAAACGATCTGGAAGCGCGTGTGGGGGCAATTGAAACTCAGCTTAATTCCGTGCAGGACGATGTTGACACTATTTCTGAAGTAGTGGACACGGAAGAATTTGCCGCTATTCGTGACAATGCAAAAGAGATTGTTACCCGCTTCAATGATTTGGGCAATAAAGGCGGTCAACGCAACCAGCGTCAGGTGCCGTCCAAACCAGGTAAATTCAATTTCCTGTAATTTGCATAAAAGCAAAAAAGTAAAAACAAGTTAAATAATCGCGTAAAGGCGAGGGAGTTTTATGCACCTTAATAACCGTGGGCGGGATTTACTGGATAAATATACGGCTGGAATGGCGCAGCAGTTCGGCGCACGTGATACCAGTCGCTATTTTTCCCTGAATGACCCGCAGGAAAATGCGCTGCGTCTGGCGCTGCTGGAGTCGGTAGAGTTCCTGGACATGCTCACATGCCTGGACGTTGACCAGCTGAGTGGCCAGGTGATCTCTGTTGGTTCATCTGTTCTTCACACCGGGCGTAGTGAGAACGGCCGTTTTGTCCGTCAGGTAGGCGTTGACGGTAATGATTATTCGCTGGTTGAAACGGACAGCTGTGCGGCGTTGCGCTGGGATTTGCTTTCCGTCTGGGCTAATGCTGGCAAAGACGAAAACGAGTTTTACAACCTGGTTCAGGCTTTCACTAACCGCCGGTGACTTTACGAAATATCGTGAAGCACGGTTGAAAGGTGAGGTACGTAACGAAGAAGGCGCGCTAATGTCGCCAGTAAAACCACGCACGGTAAACCTTGAACAGCGTAACTTATCATCAGTTTTTGGCACTCTGAAAAAGCTGGGCCACTGGTCAGCCCCTAACCCACTAGCTGGGCTTCCAACATTCAAAATCGCAGAGGGTGAATTGGCGTTCCTGGCCTCGGACGAAATTAAACGCCTGCTTGATGCCTGCGCTGATTCTCAAAGCCCTAGCCTATTGATGATCGCAAAGGTATGCCTGGCTACCGGCGCGCGGTGGAGTGAAGCCGAAAATCTTCAAGGCCATCAGTTATCAAAATACCGGATCACCTATACCAAAACTAAAGGCAAGAAAAACCGAACTGTACCGATATCTCAGGAGCTGTATGACGAACTCCCCAAAAACAGAGGGAAGCTATTCACACCATGCAGAAAAGCCTTTGAGCGTGCAGTAAAGCGGGCTGGTATCGATCTGCCAGAGGGGCAATGTACCCACGTTTTGCGTCACACGTTTGCTAGCCATTTCATGATGAATGGTGGAAACATATTAATTCTTAAAGAAATTTTGGGGCACGCCGATATTAAGATGACTATGATTTACGCTCATTTTTCTCCAGAGCATCTCGAAGATGCCGTAGCTAAAAACCCTTTAACTACTTTAGGTATATAAAATGACTGCACAAAAGACAAATAACGAAACAATAACTGAATTATTGGAAAAACTATTCTCTGATGATTATTTGAACCCACCATTCGAATTAAAGAAAGATATAGTTCACGATTTCAATGATCGTTGTAATAAATACATTGAAATGATTAAAAAGTACGCCGCCAGCAACAATACAAAATTTCGCATAGATATAGCTTTGGAGCGAATCAATTCGCTAAAAGATGATATTGAAAAATGTTTGAAGCATTTTTTATCTGGCGATGTGAAATCGGCTTATGAGCAGTTTGATGAAACACTGAAGAATGAAAAAGTAAATTCACACATTCAGTATATATCAATACCACTAAAATCGATATGTAATGAAAAACAACCATTGTACCGTGTAAGAAAATCAGACATACCATTAGATAAAAGGAATGAGATCTTTCATATTCCTTTTTCAAAACGGCATCTAGTTAGTGCACAAAGATATTCTATCGCGGGTCTTCCTTGTTTATACCTTGGAACTTCACTATATGTTTGCTGGCAAGAAATGAATAAACCAGACTTTGACAAACTTTATATATCTTCATTTACAACGGAAGATGAAAAATCAAGAGTACTAAATTTTGCACCTAGTTTACTGAACGAAGTATATGAATATGACGAATCACCCACTTCACTAACACAAAAAAAAGGCTCATATCTTCTACTATGGCCATTAATTATCGCATGTAGTTTCATAAAGAAAAACTCCACCTCTCATTTTACGCAGGAATATATAATCCCAAATTTATTAATGCAATGGATTAGTCAACGAATTCAATCTTCAATTGTCGGAATCTCATATTTCTCAACAAGAATGAAAAAAACAAAAGACTCACGACTCTCTATAAATGTAGTATTCCCCCCAAAATCCACTTACAAGCAAACATCAGAAAACGATTATAGTCCCAAACTATCTTCTTTGTTTGATTTTACGCCTCCAGTTTCTTGGCAAGTGTTAAAAACATTAGACTATCAAATTGACGGTAGCAAAACTGATGCTCAACTTGAAGCGATGGAGCATCTCAAATTCAGGGAGAAACGATTTGGAATTACTGATATTGACGAAGATCTTGTGAAACTTTATCCGCTTACTGATTTTTACAAGCTGGAAGTGTGTCTAGATAAAATATTCGATTATGACAAAATCGATGCAACAGCATGA